CCGTGGTTATATGCGTCTGGTCCGTGCCCTTCGGGGCATTGACCACTGTAAGGCTTATGATTGGTCGGGCTTCGATGGTCGCGTGAGGGAGGACATGTCGGTGGCGGCGTTCGGAATTGTGAGGGCCTGTTTCTTCGGAGACGACCCCCACCTTGACAACGTCTTCCTCCGGTTCATGTCCCACTTCATCGTCAAGCAGGTTGTCGCCCCCGGGGGATGGGTATACACCCTTGCGAAGGGCGTTCCCTCTGGATCTCCATTCACCTCCATTATCGACTCGCTCGTGAATTGGCTGGTGCTTGTAGATCTCGAGGTGACTATGGGCGGGTTGTCTGCCCCTAGGAAGAACGTTCGCAAGGTCTATGGGGATGATTTCGTTGTCGGCTTCCGCGCCCCCTGCTTCGAGAAGCGAGAGTTCATAAATCTCGCTTACACTCGATGGGGGTTTGTCGCGAAGGAGTCGGCCGCGTATGAGGGCGTTTTCACGACCACCTCATCATCCACCTCGTTGCCCTTCCTATCCTATAGATTCCCCTTGGAGCTTCCAGCTCGCCCGGTCGAGGATGCGCTACAGCTGGCCCTGATCCCTTATAAGGCGAGGCCGACTTATAGCGCACAGTTGCAGAGAGTGGTTTACCTTGACCACTTCTCTCCCTACGACCACGAAATGTCGGACTACCACAGGCGTTACTTCTTGTGGGTGACCGAGCGCACCCCAGGGGCTTCCTTCAAGGATAGGCCCGTCCAAGAGTTGTTGGTCTCCTACTGGATCTGGAGAGGAATGGCCAACTTCGTCGCGGGCGGGTACTCTGAGGGTATAGTCTCTCTGGGAGAGTGGTTTCGGCAGGAGAATCCTCGTCGTTGGCCGAACCGCTGGCTCCCAGCGTCGTATGGAAGGTCACCCCCCATTCCACGGTGGGGGGCAGGAAAAGTGCAGTCCGCCCTTTCACACCTTGTCTGGAATGACAAGGTAGGTACGACAATTCAGGGGTTACCAGTCAGGGTGAGACCTTGGTAACAGACAAGCCCCGGTGGGATACTGCGCCCGCCCTAGGGGAG